ACCTATGGCCGCTATTCCTACCGAGGTGAGTGCACTGGCAAAGACTATTGCTGATGGCGCCGCCGCAACTAGAGATGATGCAAGTGACACAAGCCCAGCTGCAAGCGTTCCAATAGTTGATAAAACTACAGACAGAACAGGGCCTACTGTGTACCCAACTCGAACTAACGACTGAAATCTTTTTCTTGCGTTTAGCGCTGCCGCGTCAAACGCAGAAAGATTTTGGTAAAGACCAGAGCCAATTCCTCGCCCAAAACCTCTACTAAACGTATCTCCAACTGAACGACCTTCTCTATCAAGATCAATTCCGCTTGCCGCACGACGAACCTCTGACTCAAAGCCAGTGGTTATCGCCTTGACAACTATATAGGCATCTCCGACTATTGCCATCTTTTACTCACCTCCTTTCTGTAATTTAACTTCTATTATCTAGACAGTGGTTCGTCTAGTACTGCACCAAACGGTTTTGGTGATGCCGCGTTTACCTTCGTCGCTGGAACAAAAGGCTTAGGCGGCTTCTTCATCGGATCAAACGCCTCTATCTTTTCTTCCTCTTCATCTGCATTAAAGTCTCTAGTTATTCCTTGTCCACTTGCAGAGTAGCCATCACTAGATCTTGCCTGGGTATTGGAGTAAGCGTAGGAGTGGTTATAAAGATCTCTGTAGATGATCTCACGAGAACGATCCTTTGCATCTGCCTGCTCTGCGGATGCATAGTTCATGTCATCCTCAAAGAAGTAGTGCAGAACGTCAAGCATGTCTGATGCGCTCATCTCTTTCAAGTTTATTCCGTTCACTAGTGCTTTTCCATTAACATAAGGCCAAAGGTCAACTCCCCAGGTTAGGAGACTTTTGGCTCCTCTTCCGGGCGTCCTGCGTACACCTCAACCAACCAACCTGAGATCTCGGCAAGTGTCTCGACTGAGACGATCTTGTCTGGAGATGTAAGAAGATCATTAAATCTTTTATAGCTTTCCTCAACAAGTACGTTTTCAAAGAAGTTACCGATTGTCTTTGCGGCCTGTGCTGGATCCTCTGCGCTTGACTGAGCAACAAGGTCAAGTAGTGTCTTACCTTGCATTTCAGGGCGACATGAAAATTCCTCGCCGTGAATCTTGAACGTCACAGGTTCTTTTTCTCCCGTGCTTTTGCCAGAGCCAAAGTCTCTGTATTTAGTCATTGTTTCTTCCTCCGTTGTTTGTTTGTGTCTTTATCGAGACGGTCGTCTCAATTCTCTTATCTTATCAAATAAAGGTTATCGGCGAGGTACTTATTAGGCTTAGTTCCAGGGTGTCTTACTATCCGTGTATACACTATTCGGCCTCGTGATGAGAAGCGTAAAACTTCTGCTGTATCTGGAGTAATTATGTGAGGTCGTGTGCCCTCGTGATGAATTAAGGCGTAGTTAAGTGGAGAGCCAATCTTAAGTGACTGACCACCTACGGAGCGGTATTGTCTCATGTTGATCGAGGCCTTCAACCGTCCGGTCTTAACTCCAACCTGACCCTTTGCTGCAATTAATATACGTGTACCACGTTCAAATAGATAACGTCCTACCTCTCCTCGTGGAGAGTTTAGAAGGTTGTCAAGTGGTCCACGACGAAAAATGATCATCGGCTTAGAGAAACTTATCCTTGTTGGAGAAGGAACTACCCTTGAAGGTCTGATGTCACCTCTTCTTAGTCCGCGAGCATAGCGTTGCCCTAGAAATATAAAAGGACTGTCTCTTACTATACCAAATAATGGCATTATGGAACTACCATGGTTAGCTGCATTGCGGTTGTTTGAAATCCACCATCAAAACCGCTTGAGTCAGCGGTTGCGATAACACCTAGGCCAAACTCGCCTGGTTCCCACTGGTCTAACTTATTTATTAACTCCATGAACATCCACGCATCAACTACCGCGATACGTGATGCCTCCTCAATCTTGTCTCCGGTAGGAGCCTTTCCGTTAACTCCAACTACAGGAATTTCTCTTGATATAGATATCGTCAAAACAACGCTACGTACCGCCTGGCAACGTTGCGGCTCACTTGCCTGGTTTCCAGGAAGGCCTAGGTATGTTTGAATGAATGAAACAACAAGCTGCTCACAGTCGATCGCGGGCTCACCTACGGTCCAAAACTGTCTTGAAGGAAGTGGAACGTTGTAGTCCTCAAAGACCTCTACGGTCTTCTCAAGAACTCCGTCCATTAAGTTCTTTAGATTTAGTGCGCCTGCACTTACTCCGCTTATATCTACTATTGCCATAATTCGTCCTTTAGGTCCCTAGGTTAATTTCCGATAGTGTATGTAGGTACTGGGTTGTTCGCTAGTCGAAGTGTTAGATTTCCAGAGCCAATATACACGGTCTCTGTGTTAGCTCCAACCGTTCTATCCGCGTATAGATCCCAGGTTCCTGGGTCAAGGAAGCCGACGTAGTTATACGCCTCGTCGTATGTAACTGATAAGGTTAGAGTGTCACGCGACTCGTTTGTAACCGTTGCGGTTCCGGTGTCTGCGCCGTATGGAACGTCAGCAACACGATCATCCTCATCTCGTGCATAGATAAACGTCGTTGTGGTTGGTACCTCGGTGATGTAGTAGCTGCCGTTAAACGTAGAGTTTATTCCGGCGATAGTGACTAGATCTCCAACTTCAAATCCATGCGTAGCGCTGGTTGTGATCGTTGCAAAGTTATCAACCAACTGCTTAAACGATATGTTCTTTGTTATGTCGTTTGTTATCGTGTTGATTGACACCGAGCTTGACTCAAGCTCAACCGAGCTCGTCGAGCTGTAGTTATTTATCTTAAGGTAAGGAATCCAGGTAGGATCCGTAACTAGGAACCCAGCGTTTAGGTAGTCAATGCTAACGTCCACGGTTCCACCCTCTACGCCGGTGATAAACATGTCAAGATTACTTACTGGAAGCACGGCTGGTTTAGAAACCATGCGGCGCGCACGTGGCACGTCAACCGAGAACACCTTAGCCTTTGCCCTTGCCTTGTCTGGGTTGGCTGACTTTAAAAATAGGTCAACGACGTATAGACCTGTTCGCATGTCGTCGATGAAGTCCTGGTTATCAAGAATTGTGTATGAGACTCCCTGACGTGCAACCGAGGTTACGCGAGAAGGAAGGTCACACTCGTCACCGTTCCATAACTTAACAAACTCTGTGGCAAGAACTCTAGCCGCGGCTCGTCCAAGCGCAGGTGCAGGAGATCCATACGAGTATGTGACCTCAATGTTGCACGGTGTCCAAGGAACACCTGAGCGTGCCTGTAGGGTTGAGTGGTCTACGAGGTAGTAACGACTAGGGCTAACTATCTGACCTGTTCTATCTCGCACCGAGTGAATCTGTTGAACAGGACGTCCACGTAATCTTAGTCTTGATGACGGTGACATTCCGTCGGTTGTCATCTCCGCGTAGTCATCAAACTCGTCAAAAGGAATGTTGTAGACCTGTCCTTGCACAAGCTCGGCGGTGTAGTTCTTAGAGGACTGTCCTAGGCGATATGCTCTAGACGCGCAGATGTACTTCTCGGTTACGGTAGTTGTTCCGCTGTATTTTCTACCGGACAATGACCAAAGAAGCTGTGAGGCTGTCTTTACCGCCTCATATGCGTACTCGCTATCAGCGTAGTCGTCTAGCTCCTCTACGCCTACCCATAGGTTGGACAATTATCGTTCCTCGTCTACTCGTCGTTAGGTTATTCTAATAAAGGAGCGGCATGCCTGTGTATAAAGTATTACACATCGGCATGCCGCACATCTACCTTTAATTAAGAGGTTGGATCCTCGGTTGAAGCAATGATGTAATCAATAGCATTATCCTCATTGAAGTTCTCATTTCCAGGTACGTTGTACGCTGTGGTTGAGCCCTGTGAGGCAAAGTCTGTAACTGCACGGCTGTTTGCAGCAACTACCGCTGTACCGCTGTCTGCGGTAGAGGCAATGGTTCCAGACGTTGTAGTTGTGTAGGTAAACGTTGTTGTTGTTGGTGCTGACACAATTGTGTAGGTACCGTTCAACGCGGTATTTGTTAGACCTGCCACAACGACTGAATCTCCAGCCTCAAATTCATGAGCTGCAGACGTAGTTACTGTTGCTGTTGCTGACGTGCGTGCCACGTTATTTACTGTAGCTGACAACTCGCCATGCCATCTGTAGAAGCCCTTGCGTCCGGTTGGAGCCCAGTCAGCACGTGCGTATGAATACGGACGCTCTGCTGCTGTTGGGAACTCCCAGCGCTCATCTAGTCCTGAAGAAAATGCCGTGTTGCCAAGGCCGTAACCTTCGAATGTGTTTGCAAGCAAACCATTCTCAATTACGCGGTCGCCTGAAAGACGAAGCTTGGCGTATGGGAATACCCAGTGGAAGTAAGGAAGTGTTGCTGCCTTCTTTCCATCAATGATAGCATGAGACCAGCACTCGATCGCAACGCCGTATCCTGCTGGATCATCGCCAGTTGAAGGAGAAGACCAACCGATCGACTTACGATCTGGTGAGGCGTATGTGCCAAGGTTCTTGCGTAGTAACAAGCCGCCTGACATAAGTTGTGTTAACTCTGGGTCTGGCTCGCAGATCGCAATTTCCATGGTGATACGCTTTAGTGTATCCGGTGCCTTGTAGGTTACGCAGACTGTTCCGTCAGCGCCCTTCTCTGTGATCTCATCGCCCTCTTCATACTCTGGTGTGAATGAGAGACGCATGAAGCCTGATGTGGTGTAGCTGTCGCCTGCTTCGTTCAGGAGATTACCAGACGCGTCAAGACGAGTTACTCGAATTGACACACCCTGAATACTCGCGGCGTATTCTTGTGTTGCCATTGTTTATTTTTCTCCTTTTTAGAGGCGGTTTACTAGAGCTTATTCTATGCCGTCAGATCAACTCTGACTGATAGGTGAATAGAGGTATCAAAGTAAACTGCGGCCGGGCGGATCGCCTTTAGACGCACATCATTTTGATTACCAGATACATCATAGCCCTGTGCTATGCTGTCGTTTACGACATCCGGCTTGCCAAGGAATACCCTGACCTGTCCGGTGGCGTACATCCATTTGTTTGTCGCGGAAGGTGTTTCTGTACTTCCATCCGCGTCGGTTGGTCCTGCACCTGAGTAGCCTGATCCAACGATAACTGGAGTTCCTGTAAGTGTTTGCAGGTGCTCCGTTCCTTTTTCGTGGAAAATTAGTTGGCTGTCACTCGCGAGCAGCGCGGCAACGTCGCGGGTCATGTGAATTACTCCTTGCTCACCTGCTGGAGACGTGGTGCCAATCGTATGTTCTAACAGCGCAAGTGCTCTTTTAGCCGATAGCGCGGTTCCTGAGTTTAATA